CTTCGGTTTCAGCCGAAGCGGAACCATGTGCGTGTTCCCCAATTCCTGAAACGCCACGAAGGGAAGCACCTTCATTAAATCGTTCCAATTTCCTCTCATTTTATCTCCAGTTCACGGTAGGCCATAACATATTTCGGATCGGTTAGATTGTACGGTTGTCCTAATTTTTCGCATACATCACACATCACGTTATGCCGGGGATGATGCTGGTGAATCAGTTGATTTTCCATATCCGCCGCTTCTTTTTCGGTATCATAAAACGACACCACCACCTGATCAGCACGATCAAAAGCAAACGCCCGGTTTCGATGGTTATTCTGTGGGCGTGCGAAAATTCGGACGTACCCCTGCATCGTGAAGCCCACGTAAGTGCATTCCCCTTTTTCCCAAACCTCGTATACAGCGGGTTGCCGATAGGATTCGAACTCCGCTTTCGTAAAAACCACTTTTTGGGTTCTCATGCTGCCTCCAATCCATCTAGGGTAATATACCACGAAACAGGCCACGAGGGAATAATTATACGGTATATCCCGACATGAATTAGAAGACTGAAAACAAAGCGCTTAGGGAGAGTGTTATTTACTATCTCCTTTCTTTTCAGTCTTTCATCTAGGGTATAATCAATTCTACCCGACATGAATTGACCCCGACTTGCCATGTCGGCGTTAAGGGTAAAATTACCCCACGGGGGGGGTCACTTTCATTGGATGGGGTCACCATAATTGATGTGGCTGGTGCTTTCATCGTCTTCGGAGTCTTCCTCCGATTTAGCTTTCAAGGCAACCAACGTCTCGTTCATCGGATCGATTCTCCAAAACCAATCCTTGCCACTCTTAAATGCTTTGGTGCCACCAACAGCTTGATACGCCCGATCCAATGTATCCGGGGTAATCTGCGCCACAAGTTTCGCGTCGGCTTTCACGATCCTTACGGACTTTGCTTGTCCGTCCTGCATGTACTCGCTAAGCCACCTAATAGCCCGCTGGAGCGCGTCATTTGGCCGACCTACCTTCCGGGTCACCCCGGGCTCCGATTGTCGCCCACGCTGCCCCATGGCGTCGTCTGCCGACCCTTCTACGGTGTCGCCCCACTCCACAAACGGCATTAGAACCGGTCCATGGCCGGGAATATCGATTGGCGCGACCTTCACGGTATATGCCAGCCCAGAGTCGGTCGCGGACACGAGGTTATTCTTGATCCGGCGCATGGAAAACGAGTCCGGTTTCTTTTCCTTGGGGGTCTCTTCGCCCTCGACCGGCTCCGGCTTCGGGTCGCGGAGGAACAGCCACGAACAGCGCGCCACACCGATGAACGCCATTGCGCCGCCGACGCGGTTGATCGCGTCCAGATCGTTTTTCTTGTTCAAGTGCATGACGATCACCACGGCGATATTGTGTTTCTCCGCCATACGCTTCAGGGGCACCAGAATCGAGCGCACTTCCTGTTCCGCCATCATGTTCACGTCACCCAGATAGTTACTGATCGGGTCGATGATCACCAGCCGGATTTTTGGATTCGCCTCGATCTGGCGCTCAATAGCCGGGATATCCATGTCGAGCCGGACTTCGCGGTCGTCTTCTTTCACTGGCCGCGTCGCTTCAGGAAAATGAATCCGTTTCAAATCCGCGCCTGCCGCCATGAGACGCGGCACTGCGGTATCTTCGAGATCATCTTCGCCCAGCAACATCAGAACATCAGCAGGTTCCTGTGTCAAACCCGCCGCGCCGGGAACCCGCCCGCGACTGATGTCAGCCGCCACTTTCGTGCTTGCGAGAGATTTTCCGTTATCAGGATTTCCCGCGAACAACGTGATTTTGCCGAACGGGATTTTTCCGGGCCAAATCCAACTAATTAATTTTAGAGGGACAGACGAGGCGCTGCGCAAAATTAACTGTGATTCCGTCTGAATCGCGCGAGCGCGTAAGTCTTCGACAAGCGCCTTAAATTTTTCTGGATCGTTGGCGCACTCCAGCGTCAGAACATCGTTCGCATCTTTGCGATTGTTCGGCCATTTGATTGAGAACGTCGCGCCAGAGAGGCGCGTCTTCAGCTTCTCCATGGCCTTATTGCCAACGCCGTCGCTGTCTCCGGCAAGAAACCGGCGCGAGGCCGACGAAAGTAAATCGCACTCCTCTTCGGTCGGGTTATATCCAGCCATGGGATAGCCGACTGCCGTCAGCCCGGCCTGCGCCAACACCACGGTGTCGGGCTCGCCCTCGACGATCCAAACATCTTGCCCGGGACGGATCGCCCGGGAGTTGTAGAGCGTCGTCGATGTATTGGGGGCGCGAAGAATGCCGGACACTTCTTTTCCGGCAATCTTGGATCGCTTCCCCACAAGGCTGCGGTACTTCACGGAGGTGATGATGGTTTCTGGGCCGCCCGGGGCGATGGTGGGGAACAACACCCATCCTTTGTCGCGCCACGGATTGGTCCCAGCAATCTTCTCCGCGTTGGGAACGAAGCCCAACATGAAGCGCCGCGCCGTCTCCATGGAGATGCCGCGCTTCGCAAGCCACTTCTGGCCTTCAGCGGATTTTTCGAGGGCCTGAATGGACGGGTTGTATTGTTCGAGAGTGAATGTCGCGTGCTCTTTCGGAGCCTCTGTGGACCCGGCGGGCAAGGAAACTTCCTCGTCCTGCGCGGTGCCGTCTTGCCAGCCTTCGATTCCGGCCTCTTCCAGCACGCGCTCGACGGCTTTCGGGAAAGACACTTTATCGACGGCCTGCACGAATTGGAAAATGTTTCCGTTTTCGTGGCAGCTAAAGCATTTGAAACCCCACGTACCGTCCGCGAGTTTGTAGAACGACAATGAAGGGTTATGATCCGACTTGTCCAGATTCTTTTTGTGATACACGTCTGGACAGCAACACCACCAATCGCTGTTTATGCGCTGAATTTTAATGCGCTTCGCAACAATTGGTGCAGGGTTGATTTCTTTTTTCCAACGCGAAAGGTCTTCTGCCGCAAATGTCGATTTGCCCATAGCCTCGCCCGGGAGATCAGTAAAGCCTAGTCCGAATCTTGCCCAAAATCTAATTCGTCAAGTTGATTTCGGGTGACTAGGGAGTCACGCAATTCGGAGTTGCCGGAGCAAATCCCGCGCATTTCACAGTTGGGGCACTTCTCATGAGGGAATCGAACACCGGACTGCATGGGCCAGAATTCGGTCCGGTTGGCGGTTTCGATGTTGACCAAATCGCGTTTGATTGAGCGCCCGATATCGTTCGCGCTCTCATCCGTGATGTATTCTTCTCTGAACTGCACGCGCTGTTTTGTGAGCGCAGTTTCTTGTACATGCTTGCCGTTGGCTTCGATGTACGCGGCCTTCGCAGCTTCGACCGCTTTACTTTTGCCGACGAATAGCTTATTCATTTGCGCTTCGATCTCAGGATCGGTCGTCACCCACACGCCGAAATCATCGCTACCCAGCACCACGACCGCCGTCCCGGGCTGCAGCCCCGCATACGCCTCCAGCATCGTAGCTTTGTCGCCCTTCGAAATCTCGCGACCCATCTTGCGGAACCACAGAAACGCCACCCACGGACATTTCTTCGCCCACGCATAGCTGCGAAGTTGCGGGTCCATGACGGTCAATTCGGGGATATCCTTGCCCGATGTTTTCATATCGACGATGACCGGGCCATCAGCGGCCTTTCGAACGGCCATCAGATCAATGTAGCCCGTGAACTCAATTCCAGCCAAGTCGGTGCCCGGGAAAACTTCGAAACCCACCTGCACTTGAAAACTTTGCATGGGGTTTTGAACCACGTACGGCATCGTGGGGTATTTCACGGCATAGAGCCGCAGTAGCTCCTGCCCAGTCAGACGCAACCGTGCCCAATCCCCTTCCGTCTTCGAGTATATGTATTCTTTTTCCGCGTGGGCGTCCCAAAGCCGGTTGAACTCCCCCAGCGCCGTCGAAATATTCATATCGCGCTGATGCCAGAACGTGATGGCGTGTTCCAGCGCCGTTCCGAAATGACGCGCAGCACGATCATCGCGCGGAACCCATCCCTGTACGCGCTGGAGATAGTATTTGCGGGCACAATCATTGAATGATTCGGACCCGCTGTAGCTATGGCGGGTGACGAGATACCCCTTGCTGTTAATATACAGATGCGGTTTCATGATTATTTATCAACCCACTTTCGTAATTCGCGCTGCATCGCATCCATGCGCTCTAATTCAGCAGGTACTTCTTTTATTTCAGCGAGTGCGGATTCGATTTGTGAGATTGCGTTTGCAAACCGTACAGCAAAAGTCAGATTGCGAGATCGCCGCTTACTGCATTTCTTCGGAGCCCGCTTACTCCGTACTTCTGGTTCGGCCAGCGGCGTACCTAAAGTTTGATCCATTCTCTTCTCCTATTAGAATATTTTTACCCGTCGTCCTGCTAGAAAAAAGTTCATTCCGATATACGTTTTTCTTTTGGTAGCGAGGCGCTTAGCTTGGGCTTTTTCTTGTGGCGTGATAGACCTCCACGATGAGTGATAATCTACCTCAATTGGAAACTGAATAGCATCAACCCATCGGGTAAAAATGAGCTTCTTTGGGACTATGCGCCGCACATGAGGAGTTCCAATCAACCCTCCGGTTAATCCCTCCCGTCCGTGATGTTTCGTATTTCCTGAAGACACTCCTTGAAAAAACCAGTTGTCGGCTCGATATAGTGCGCCGTCTCGAACACCACCGCCTTCACGCACATCGTCGATAAAAGTCTCAAAGCCAAATACCCGAACGGAATAGAGATCGAGCCACAGCATTTCCACGGTTCGTCGCCAGAGTGCGAGGCATCGCGTCGCTAAGTTTGGTTCATGACGTTCTAGCCGAAATAGCAGATTATCCACAATCCCGGGTAGTAGTTGGTGCCGACGTTCTTTGGTAATTCCAAAAAAATCATCACGAGCCGCCGTCGTATAGACCGCCGATCCAGCAGCCATTATTCCCACGATCTTTTTGTTATACCATATCAAAAAATGGGCCTGCTGTCCCTGCGTCCCCCGATTTACAACATAGTGCCGTTTTCGTATAGACTGATAGCGAGGATCGGTGCGGGTACAAAACTCCAAATACAGATCGGGATATTGGAGCGAAGGGGCCGGGATCGAACCGCCGTCCGCGATTGGAATCGCGTGCTCTGCCATTGAACTACCTCCGCCCATCCAAAATACTCCGATATCTAAATGGAGTCAAGAAAAAAAAGTCAGCTATTTCGTATGAAAATTGGGGATGATCTGTTGTAGTTCTTTCTCAACCCGTTGTTTTGAATCTTTGTGCGCCTTGTTGATTTTGACGACCTGTTTTGATTCATGATCGAGAAGACGATTCACAGTTAACCCAGACGCCCGACCTTCTCGCAGCAACTTAATACGTTGATCCGCGTAGTTCTTTACGGCGGTGATGGCCCTCGTCAGAGCGGCCTGTTTGGATTTTAGTTCATTAAACGTCTTATCGCGAACCCCCTGCCCTTGAGTGGGCACGATCCCATCAACCGAGGACAATCCGACTTTTTTAGCCGCCTGCGCCGGACTCATGTCCCCATCGCTCGCTTTGATCAGTTGACGGGCTTGGGCGATTTTTTGCTGCATGACGGTGTTATTCGCGTTGTCGTAAATATGCTCAAACCGCGCAGATTCGAGGTACGAAAACAGTTTTTTTATTTCTGGTTTTTTCACCCCCAGCCGAATCACTTGACTCACTGCCACCACACAATCATCTTCTGTGGCAAAGCGACGATAAACCCCTTTCGGCGCGTAATTGCGGCGCAACGCCTCGGCCTGCACCACTGCCTTATCGGGCTCCGAAAGAGAGTCGTAATTAAAAGACAAGACATCGACTCTGATCAATTCCTTGCCTGATCCATAGTTCGCATCCGTCATTGCTTGCGCTTCAATAGATGTTCGTCCATCAACCACAACAAGGTCTTTGGTAACGACCGGGTTGGAGAATTTTCCCGATTTAATCAGTTCTTCCGCAGCCCGATGGTCCACGGCTCCATCTGCGCGAACATCGAATTCATGCCGCAGTAGGTCAAACTGAATTGCGATATTTTCTTTCTGAACCTCAAAATTTACGCTCATATTCTGCTCCTGAACAGTTAGATTTTACTTCCATTCTCGTAGTCAGCCTACCAACAATTGAGTTCACAGTCAATGGTACTTTCGTACTGGTACTAAGAAAAAAGTTTCGCCTGTGTCTGTAGCTTCTCAACTTCCGCCGCGTGATCGCGCAAGGTGTCCAGAATCTCATCTATGAGATACCGGCGCAAATATGGCGAGGGCGTTCCCGCGAACGAGATACGAAGAGAATTGATGGCCCGGCTGATCGCCACGAAATAGATTCGGCTTTCTTCCTTCGGGTCGCCTTTCGGGTGCGGGAAACTCTTCGCGTTCGCACCGATCAGATAGACGTTCTTCCACTCGCCGCCCTTGGATTGGTGGACCGTCGAGATCGTCACCCCATTTGGATCGTTGCGCCGATGGATCATTTTGTTGGCGTAGACTACGAAATCCCGGGACATCTTGAATCCCCGCGAGCGCGCAATGTTCTGCAGTGTCTTCAGGTTCTGCAGCGCGTCGTTGTCTCGTTCTGTCCGATTGTCGACGGCATATTTTTTCTCCAGCCCCGGGATCACCATGCTCATCGCCGCTTCTGTAGACAGCGTCGGAAAATTCTTCAACTCATCTACCGCTTTGCGAATTTCGGTTTGCTTCCAAAATCCTGTTTTCCCCAACAGGTGGTATCGAACCCGGTGATCTTGGCAAATACGCTCCAGCAGCCCCACCATGCTATTCGTGCGGGCAAGGATAATGCTATTGAGAGGGTCGCGCTGGGCCAGTGTCAGCGCCGATTCCGCTTGTTCGTCGTCGCTCCAATACATTTTCATGGCGATGCGTTCGCCGAACTCAGTTCGCGCAGGCTGCATCCGATCCAGCAGCTCTTTTGGCGTATCCGGCGGTGCGTTCTCGCGCACAAACCGAACGATGTGGCGCGCGCTGCGGTAATTCCGGCCCAGATAGAAATAGCGCCCGGCGGGAAACCACTTTTGGAAGTTCGTCAAGTTTTCCGGCTGTGCTCCCCGGAATCCGTAGATCGCCTGATTCGGATCGCCGACCACGGTGATGTTGCCATACTGTTCTGACATTAACTGCATCATGCGCCATTGGCAATCGTCGGTGTCCTGTGCCTCGTCGACGATCAGGTACCGATACTGCCAGCGTCGCCGGACATCTTTTTTCTCTAACATCACGACCGCGTCGGCCAGCATGGAGTCGAAGTCCATCCAGCCCTCGCGAGCGCGTGTGATCTCATACTCCGCGTATGCGCGTGTAGCGCCCCAATCAAAATCGTTGATGCCGTGCATGGCATCTTCCGGGGAGATATTCGAGCGGCGCATCTTCGCGATGAACCCGTCGAGAGCCTTGTACTCCAGATTGTAAGTTTTGCATAGCCGAAACATCAGACGCAACCGAAGTTCAGGCTCCACGGGCTTGCGCTCCACTTCGGATGAGATCAAATATCCAAGACTGTGAAAAGTGGACACGACCCCGGGAATGCGAATGCGTTTCTCCAGCGTGGTCGCCATCTCTTTCGAGAACGTCACCGCGCGAATCGTCGAAGCTGGTACGCCGCGCTCAATCAGTCGATTGACGAATCCAACCATGGTCGTAGTTTTACCCGACCCCGGTCCACTAAGCACGCTTCGCGCTCCACCCTCATCGTCGATAACCCTTTGTTGATCCTCATCAAAGATTGGCATGTGGACAGTATCCGTACGCACCTAGAGATTGATTACAGTTACAACACAGCACCCGAAAGCCATCTGGCCAGTTGTTTTTCTTAACCCAGATATAGATGTGAGCCCCAACACGTTTCCTCTGTTTCGTGCCTCCCCCATAGATGTGATCGAGAGATAAAAACTCCAAAAACTCAATACCGCAGCACTGGCATTTCGGTACCCCACCGCTATAGTGTGTGAGAACTTCGAGCCGAATGCAGGCGCGGTATTCCCGACTCCTTTTTCGTTTATTGGCTAAATATTTTACAGCTTTTTCCTGCATGCACTTTTTACACCAGCCAGACAACCCGTCGCTTCGCACCGATGCCCGACTAAACAATTTGACCGATTTTTCAGTGTCACATGCCGGACAGTATTTTTTGAGTCCCATAGATCATAATATACCGTTGTTTTCCCTCGCAGTCAAGTGGAAAAACACCTCAATTCGTGATATAGTCGTGGACTCTGTGTAACCAGTGCTCCGGGTCAAGTCTGTGCGCCACTCTCCCATGGAAAGTGTGCCAGACAACCCAGAGCACCAGAAACGACAATTCGATTCCGAAGCCTTGGCCCAGACCCATCCAGAAGCCTGTGGCAACAAGGTGCCAGAGATAACGAACCATTGCAACCCCTTTTAGAACGGAATGTCTTCGTCTTCAGGTTCCGCCTGTCTTTGCGACGTGCGGCCTGCCGGTTTGCTGTTGGACCTGTTTTTCGAGGATGACCGCGAATCCGATTCACCACCGCCCGTCACGAGTCCCTTGATGTCGGACACGTTAACTTCCGTGGTGTATCGCTTCACGCCGTCTTTTTCCCATTCGCGGGTTTGCAGGCGGCCTTCGATGTACACCATGTCGCCGACATGAATGTACTTTGCAACGAAGTTATCAACAGCCGCGCCCCACACGACGATGTTGTGCCACTCCGTCTTCTTGATTTTTTCGCCGTCTTTGTTTTTGTAGGATTCATCCGTGGCGATGCTGAAGTTGGCCACAGACTGCCCACCGTTCGTCTCTCGAATTTCTGGATCGCGGCCCAGTCGTCCGATGAGAATTACTTTATTCACTGATGATGCCATAAATCACCTCTCTGTTGGATTTGCCCTTGCGGGCCGTACAGTTTACCTCAAACCGGTCGTCAACAACTTGTCGCTGCCCTCCGCGCGTTCCAGAATGCGAACGGCGATAGCTGCAATCTTTGCCACGTACTGCAGAGCCGGGATATTTCCTTCTTGTTCTGCCCACGCGAATTCCGCCTTGCGGACATAAGCATCAAGCAGCAGGATGCCGCGTCCCGGGTCTTTGTCGAGATCGCCGACCGTGATGTTCAGCTTGTCGTCGACAAACTTGTTCGGATCATACGTTGTGTCCTGATAACGGCGCTCTCCGTCGATCAGGAAATAAACATGGCCTCTCTCCATCATTATAGTTCCCCTTTCAAGTATTTTATTGCATTCTCTAACACCGAAATTTGATCGTGCGCCATACCCAAAAGAGAGTTACAGTGAAGGCACAAAAGGCCCCGTACACGCCCTGTTTGATGATCGTGATCTACACACCACTCTCTATTCGCGTTCTGGGCGCTAGTCGCGCCGCAGATTTTACACCTGTTTTTCTGAACTTGCGCTCGTTCAGCAAAAGCTGCCGCCGTTAGCCCGTAGCGGCTCAGTCGATGTGCTTTTCTATGTGCCCCGGGATGACGCTCCCTATATTTCCTTGAAATCTTGCGGGCGTATGCCTTCTGTTCAGGGGTACGCACTATTTATCCTCAATCCCGTTCGCCTTATTAACAAGTTTCGCAAGACCGACATAGCCCGTCTCAAGGCCCACGGCCTTATCCACCCTGTTAAAAAAGTCGATCCACTGGCTATTCGTCATTTCCTTCGGCGAATTGGCTCCTGTGATCGAAAGCAGGAACACGCGCAATTTCACTGGCGCAGGGAGGTTCTTGCTCGCCTTGAGTTTTCCTTTGTCCGCCAGATCGTTGCCCAGTGCGTTGAACGCTTTGCGGTACGTGTCCAATTCCGCTTCCGTGGGCATGCGGTCTTCGTCCGGCCCTTCGAAAGCATCGCCCTTCTCAGGCTCCGCATCCAGTACATCCAAGGTCGTCGACGGGGCATCCGCAGGTTTCGCAGAAGGCGCGGAATCCTGCAATTTCGTAGAGCGCGCTTCTGTAGGCGGGGGCTCTGCGGGGGGATTGGATTTTGAGACATTCGCAGACTTGCCAGCCGCACTTGTTGCACCATCCTGTGACGGCGGGGTCTGCGTAGGGCGGGCGTCCTGCTTGGGCTGGCGAACTTGTTCTTGCCGGTCGCGCTGCCTCTTGGCATCTTGGAAGTCGGGCTCCTCGTCTCGATTCGAACGGCCCCCTTCGTCGATGTTCTCATCGGCTTCTGGGTCCGCTTCGTCCGGCACCATGCAGGAGTTTTTCAACGCATATTTGAACGCGCCAGTTTGCGCCTTGTACGCGGCTTTGTCGCCAGTATCAGCCCCGGTGCCCAAACCACTGCCGGTAAGGACGGCATCAGAATCCAGATCGTGGAAAACGACAGAGCACTTCACAAGCACAGCCGTAAAAGGCGCTGTCGGTTCCTTCGCACGGGCAATAGTAAACGGGCCGCCGACGAAATCGAAATTCACTTCTGCATAGATGCGCTGCTCGATGAGTTGCGAGCGAATGGCGCGCGTGACATCGGCTGCTTGAATGTAGTCGTAGTTCTGGGCTTTATTGTGCCCAGCTTTGTCGATGTGGTCCAGCATTTCGTAAATCGTGTGCAGTTTTTCTTTGAGACTCAACGTCGTCGCCATTTTGCGCTCCTGTCGAAAAAGATGTAATTTTGCAAGTGTTTCAGGCTCAAAATCCGCTGGGTCAAAAGGAATGCGTAATGCTCCGGCGTATTTTCTCTGAACTACAAGTTCCGGTAAAAGTGGAGGAATAGATTCCTGATACCCACACCACTCCCAGCCTGCTGCCATAGCCAGTTTCGCAAACTGCAGGACTTTGGATTGATCTACGACACTCATTTGCTCACTGTCAAGAGTACTTCCGTACTAGAACTTTGTCAAGCCCTTTTTTGGCGAATTGCCCACAAAAAGTTGCACCACGCCATGGCGATTCGGCCCCGCCAAGACCTCGCCCACTGCTCGAAACTTTCACATTCCTCATTTGTCCAATCCATGCCCGATCCCCTTATGAAGTTAGAATAACTGTGTCGCCCGGCTGAACCTGATACCAACAATTCCCGATTTGATGCTCCGTGGATATGAATTCGACCGTCAGCGCCGGAGTGACCACGATATCTCCATCATACCCCATGAACACGCGACTCTCGCCATTGATCTTCTGAAGTTCTGCAATCAGTTCTTTTACTTTCATGACATCACCCCTTCTTATAGACGTAGCTGGTGTATCCCTCTGCGCCCAAAATCAGGCCGGGAGCCCAGCTTGGTACTTGGATCATGCACCATACCAGATCGGACAACCCCGGTGCCCACGGATCGTCGTCGACTTCGACGGCAACTTCGTCGTGGAACAAGCCCCAGATATCGAAGCCCATCTCGTCGGCAAGGAACATCGAGTTCAACAAGTCGTCGCGCGAAATCGCTTGCACCGCGTTCTCGCAAATCTTCCCGCCATACGTCTTGACGCGGCCCCACTTATGATGTTTCTTCTGATTCTTGCCGTCTGCGCCCTGCGTCGCGCTGTGCTCGATCCCATCATAGTGCAGCACGTCGACCTTGTACGGATTCCCGTTCTTTTTACTTGTCCGCTCCTCTTGATCGATAGTCGCGTTCAAGTAGTGTAACGCGCGCCCAGAGGGTAGCTGCATGCGGACAGTGTAACCGCCGTCGCTCATTTTGATGCGGCTGAATGTCAGCACGCACTGCTTACCTTTAGTCGGGTGCTCGACCCACTCTTTGTCTTGCCGGTTCCAAGTAACTTCGCCGACCTTGATCACGCCGCCGCGCCGAAGCACCTGCTTAAATGCCTCTTCCAAATCAGTCCAGAGTACAGGCACTTCCGGCCATGCTTCGCGCAAAATGGCCACGGCTTTGTGAGCCAAATCTTTCGGCATGTCCACACCACAGACCGTTAGCGCGTATCCCCACAAGCCGCCGCGAACCTCGTCACCGTATTCATTGAAGAACATCTCGCCGCCGCCAAGGCCATATCCACCACCCAGCACAGCGGGCTTCGAGTTCTGCCGCTCATCTTCGTTTCCTGCGAGATATTCGGACCACATCTGTTCATACGGCTTGTTGTACAGCTTTGTGCCAAACGATATATAAGGGCATCGTGATTTTTTGCCGCCGCACTTTGGACAGGCGAATACGCCGTCCAAATCCTCCACGATAAAGCCGCAGTTCGTGCATGTGCGGAAGACATCGAGAATCGCCTTGCATCCCGCGACCCACCCCAGCACGCGATTTTCAATAGCGTTTTTGTCGGCCACATGAAACACTTTGCCGGGCTTCGCTTGGAACAGCGACCGCAACAGCGTGATGACGAACTCAACAACTGTGAGCGAATCTTTTTCATCCTTCGTTTCGGTGAATTCTTTTTTTATCCCGTCATAATCTTCTTTCATGAGAAGATCGAGCGCCAGCATCAATTTTTTCTTGACTGCTTTTTCCCCGCGCGGCAAGTTCTGCACCTGCATCGACGCCTCTTCGCCGCCGCCGCTGGCCCAGCGGCCTGTGCGGGGCGCGCCCATGAATCGAAACTGATAGCGAATCCGGTCATCGGTCGACAGGAGCAACAACAACTTTTCGATCTTGGTGTACGAAGATTTACGCGCCGACGACCGAATTTTCAGCGCCTCGCGGCACTCTGCGGTGATCGGTGAGTTGGGGTTTTTGATCTCCGCTTTCACCGTGGGGGCGCGCATCGAATTCCACGGATAACCGCGCTCAGTCACCCACTTTTTCATCTGCACATCGGAGTTGGGATTTTCCAACCCAGTGATTTTCTTCAATAGCGCGCGTTGTTCCTCAATGAAGCGATTAGCCAGCCGCCAGCCCTTTTCCGCCAAATCGCGGCGTGTGGGAATCCCAAACGTGTTGATCTTGTGATCCAGAAACCACCCGCGCCATTCGTGTTCGGGAAACGGGATTTTGGAGAGCCGGTTCCACAGATCGCGCGAGGCCCGCACGTCCTGTTTGCAATACTCGATATATTCGGCGAACTCTCGCGGGTGACTTTCCTGTGTCCGAAATAGCGGCTCTGTGATGCCGAACAACGTCATCTCGCCACCCTTGCTGACAGGCATGCAGAACATCTTTTTCAACTCATCCCCGCGCGGGTCTTTCTGGTTCGCCATCTTCAAAACTTCGGCAACAGTGTCCAGTTTCCCGGGAAGCGACAAGTTGTGCGCCAGCACGATGGGGTCGCGGAAGCGTTGAATCTCTATTGGGATTTTCAAGACGTAGTTGAAAATGGCGTGTTCGAACTGCGCGTTCCACGCAACAATGATGGTCTCCTGATCAAGAATTGCTTCCAGCAACCGCTTTGGTAACTGGCCAATTGCTGGGTAGTCGGGTCGAGGAAGCCAGACGTTAATTTCTTCCTCGTCATCAATTGACCAGCACAGCATACTCACACCCGTGGATGGGTGCTTGGCGTAGTTGTCAAGACCGACTTCCGTTAGATCAATGAGACTAAACGTCTCAAAGTCACCGTGGATGTATACAATTCGCAAGGATTATAGGCCAGCAGCCATGTCGTGATCGAATTTGATTGCGAATCGGCATACCGCATCGAGCGCCAAATCCCATTCTTGAAAATGGGAGACGTTCGGCATGTGATGAAAAATGTTTTCGAACTCCAAGCCCACCACAAAAATCGGAAGCGGGTCTTCGGTCAACATATGATTCAAGGCGAGAACCATCCCGAACTCGACGTGCCGACCGGCGCGCAGGATGGTTTTGGTGGGATCAGTGAAAAACACCATGGCATCAGAGTCCATGATGTCGTTTACGTCCTGCATCGCGTACTCTAGGTGCTGCTCATGCGTCAGATCAGGCATCTGGATGGATGACTTGTGGGGTTCGTTCAACCAGCGCGAAGTGACTTCGATACCCAGTTCGCGCAGCTTTGCGGCATACACGTTCATTTCTTCTTTTCTCGAATACGGTGCGGCGATGTAGACTTTCACGGGTGCTCCCTCCGTTAGAATCGTTTGCCATGCTCAGAAGCGCGGGCTTCTTTGCTATGGTCGTGCCGGGTCCGGTTGTACTCTTGCTTCGCAATCATGGCTTCCGCGAGGCGCAGATTGCGATCTGTGGCATAGTTCATCAAGCGAAGCATGGCATCGGCAATTTCAACCTCTTCAGCGGAAAATTGGGGACAGTGGTCATCCTTGTCGATGTTCTTGCGCACGGCTTCCAGAGTCTCACCCAGTTCACCAGTCGCCAGCATCAGCTTGAGGCCAATGCGAGCGTTGCGAAATGATTGGAACAACGGCCTGTATCTATGGAACGCCAGAGTCGAGCCAATACCGGCTGGGGTGTTGGACGAGTCGTCGTCAATAATCCGGTTCACAAACCACTGCTCGAATTCGTTGATCAGTTCATCATCGGCACTGAAACCCTTGTCACGATTGATGTCGGCGGCGTCCTTTTGAAACTCTTGGAATGCCGCAAGGAAAGACAGGTCCCGCAATTTCTGCTCAGTGAACATTACTTTTTGGGCTCCTCCGGTAGTTTTGCTCCACGCGCAAGCGGTGCGCCTGCCTCTTCGAGTTCGAGTTGCAATAGCGCCAGCGCCCGCCACGCAACCTTGGCGGAATGCCGCATGCCATCCGTATCGATCTTCCCGCGCTCCGCAAGATGGCGAAGAATCGTATCGGATTGATCCATTGACTTGCCGCGTGCCCAAAATAACGGCGAGTCCGGCCCGTTGTGCTGGATATTCCCCTGCAACGACACCTTGGCCACTTCAGCCAGCGCCGCCGGGAAATAGTCCAACAAACCGGTGCATAGGGGAATCAGTTTCCGCGCAGCGGCGTCAGTCGGCAACACTGCACGATCCTTCAGTTCTTGGATCGCTTCAGCAACTTTGATGGTGATCTTCTCAGGCATGTTTTTCTTCCTTTTTGAAGAGTTTACTCCGTAGTTCTGCATCAATTTTGTTGGCGATCTCCGGGTGCTCAACAAGAAACACGCGGGCCTTCTCTTCACTTTGCCCAATTTTTTCACCGCCGTAGGCGAACCACGATCCTGATTTTTCAAGCACGCCTTGTTCTTCGCCAATGCGGAGAAGATCAATCTCGCGTGAGATGCCATAACCGTACAACAGATCAACTTCCGCTTCGGTATACGGCGGTGCAACTTTGTTCTTGACCACTTTGATGCGAGTGGTCGTGCCAATTGTCACATCACCAACCTTAATGGGTTTTAGTTTGCGAATGTCGAGGCGGACAGAGGCGTAGAATTTGAGTGCCCGGCCCCCGGTCGTGGTTTCTGGATTGCCGAACATCACGCCAATTTTCTCGCGGATTTGGTTGATGAAAATAATCTGGGTGTTGGCCTGCTTGGTGATCGCGGTGAGTTTGCGCATCGCCTGCGACATCATGCGCGCCTGCAGACCCATCTGCGGATCACCCATGTCGCCTTCGAGTTCCGCCCGGGGAACCAGTGCCGCGACAGAGTCCACCACGATGATTCCGATCTTGTGGGAGTCGACGAGTTTTTTGACGATCTCCAGAGCCTGTTCCCCGTTATCGGGTTGCGCTACGAACAAATCGTCGATGTTGACGCCCAGCCGTGCGGCGTAGGCCGGATCGAGGGAGTGTTCTGCGTCAATGAATGCGGCGTTGGCTCCAAACTTCTGCGTCTGTGCGATCTGCTGAAGACACAACGTCGTCTTACCGCCGGACTCCGGCCCATAGATTTCGATGATCCGACCCTTGGGGAGCCCGCCAACACCCAACGCAATGTCAAGCGCGAGTGATACGGTGGGCACCACTTCGACTGGGGTAAATTTTTTGCTCCCCAGCCGCATAATGGCACCCGCGCCGTAGTCTTTCTCAATACCCTCTACCACTGTCTGCAAAGCAGCAGCGTCTTCCTTTTTCATTGGATGCTCCGAACGAAAATTAGTTAACGAAAATCGGTGCGACCATCGTTTTCTCGTTGTATTCTTTGTTGATCAAAAAGAATGTCTGGCTGGGCTTCTCGAACGACGCCTTGATGGATACCGCATACGCATTGTACCCGATTAAGCTGCCGTTGCAAATGAAGTTTCCGCCGTCAAATTTCATATGGAAGTGGCCGAACACATCGAGTTTCACCGGGTTCGCTTTGTTCCACTGCGCGATAGCTTTGTTGACCGGAATCGTGATCCCGCCGACACCACCCTGATAATTGATCTGGTGCCCGTGATGATATCGGACAGGAAATGTGCCGAAGTAGTTCACGTACGAATGGTAGCCGGTTGCGATCAGGAATTCGAATCGGGGATCGCCCTTGAAAAAGTCGCGGATCGTGTAGAACATGTACTGCTCCAGAGAGTTCCCGGTCTCTGTGGCAATGCGCTGATCCTTCGTCATGCGCCCGTGGTTTCCGCCGTGGCACACGATCAGCAGCTTGACATCATCCGGTGTGTTGTCGCGAATGTGTTCCAGTCCGCCAATGATTTGATTCTGCGCGCGATAGATCGCTTCGGTCGGCGGGAGTAGATTTCCTTCCGCGAGATCGGCGTGAATGCTGCCGGTGATGTGATCTCCCAGCAGAGCGATGGTGAGACTCTTGATCGTCGTCTTCGCACTCTCGATGTTGAACCACGCGAGCGTGCCATGCACCATTTGCTGAAAACGTCGGTCGTTCACTTCCAAGTTGTGCTCGTTGCGTCCGCCGACTTGGCCGGGGAGCACGAGTTCTTCGCTGTGGTGATCCGACCAGACAACCACGGCGGCAGATTCGCTCTGCCCGTTGCCTGTGCGCGGTAAAATGTCGATGGCCTGTGGCGTCTGGTCCTTCATGTACGTCACGAGATCGAGTTCGTTCTGCAAATTCAGCACGCGTTGCGTGAGTTCGCTGATCTGCCGATCCTTGCCGTCGCGCTTATCTTTCAAATTCTGCAGCGCGATATCAATTTTCGCTTTTTCAGAAAGGGGCTTATTTTTCTGCACCACGTCTTTAATTTTCGCCATCGGATTCCTCATTCTCCTGAAGTTGTTTGCGAAGGTTCGCAATGCTCTTACGACTGCCCCAAAACAGTTTCCCGTCAACTTTCTGGCGGTAGTCTATGACGGCAGGATGAGCCGTCCACGCGCCCCCAAAACTGAGGTTCACCCGCTGTCCCAACTCAGTCGATGTGAGTAATTCTCCGAACGGTAAAACATCCAACGAAGCCATGATTTTCTTAACGCGCGGGGGGACCAATTTCGACCCCTGCGCACCGGGTACACTTCCGTCTACTTTGAAGCCTTTCGGTAGCGGCATGTTCACTCCTAATGTCGATGAGATAGAATATACACAATAGCGTTTTGAAATATGGCTATATCTTCTTGCATCAACCCTATCGCATTATTACATGCACTGCAAAGCAACCCCCGCACACGTCCCGTCTCGTGATCGTGGTCTACCGCCAACGCTTGAGCGCGTCCGTTCTGTTGCCTGCTCTCTGGTCGCTCGCAAATTGCGCAAACCCCATTCTGCTTTCTCAAAAGGTCTTGAACCTGTTCGGGAGTGATTCCATATTTAGCTTTCCTTTTTCCCGCGCGAACTGCTGCTTGATATTCAGGGTCTTGCGCTGTTCTGGTTTTGATTCGATGTAGAATGGCAGTCCTATTTTTCGCATACCGCCGCTTTTCGGATGCTAGAATTTTACTTCGATGTCCCAAATAATATTGTCGCGTCATTCTAAATCATACTCCGCACCACTAAGCCGCCTACGAAACTTGCGAAGGATACCCACATCCCTCTTTTTCTATCTTTCTTAGCCTGCGCGTCCACCTGCACTTTGCAGGCCGCATTGTCGGCCTTGATCGTCGCGATCAATTCATCCTTGTCCGCTGCGATCACCTTGTTGTCGTCAGCCAATTCCGACTTGGCGTCAGTCGTCAACGTCTGCTGCGCTGTCAGTTGCGCCTGTAGATTGTTCACGTCGCTTTGCGCTTGCGGCAAGAGATCGAGATCGGCCACAACCGTGCGCGTAATGGGGAGCGGCATGATGATGTTGTTTCCAGAGACCGTAATGTCTCCCGGGTTTGCTTTCGTCTGCGTTGTAAGCCGGGCTGCAGCAGATTGTGCGTCAAGAGTGGAGTCCGTTGCCACTTGCTTCGCCGTCGCGGCGCGTTGCTGCGCCATCTGTGCGACCAACGTCTGAATCAAGGTCGTCTGGGCTGCGTCACGAGCCGCGTCCGCTGCGCGATCCTGTGTCAGTTGCGCCAGCAGAGCCTGTTGCGTTGCGGTGTCGACCCCTTCCTTCTGTTGCTGCGCAGCAGCGACTCGCGCGTCATGCCGTTCAATTAAATTCTCTGTCAGCGTGATTCCGCCCAAAGTGAGTCCACCGATCAACGCCACGGCGAAAAGGATCGCGAGCACATGCGTGCGAATCCACACCACATCGTTTTCAATGGCAACAAACGGCGAGACGACCGCTGGGGTAGCTGGTTTAGCAACGGCTGCCGGAACGGGAGTTGCAGGTACTGGTGCTGGGGTTGTGGCCATGGTGGGTCTCCTCAATCGAAAGTTATGGTACTAAAGTCCTACAGTTGTGTCAAGGGTTTTTCGAGACGTGCTTGAAAATAGTGGATCAGCATCATCAAATTATTCGGATGCCGCGCCACATCGAAAAATCTCTCGTTGATCCCTGCCCCGCGATTGCACTTCGCGCACAACAACGCCCGCACAGCCCATGGAAGCATAGCAGCTTTCACGGCCTGTTCTGCAGACTTCCTCGTGGGAGCCCGGCGGACACAAATAACCCGGTCCAGTTCATCGTAGCCTCTGGTTTCCCATTCGGTGAAAGTGTTGAGAACCGTGTCGTAGATGCGGTCGGTGCGCATGCGAAAATGAAAGTGGTCCACTTGCGCAGGCCCGTGCGCTTCGAGAGGCCCGCCACACATCGCGCAGAGATGCTTCTGTTCCTCTGCCCGCCTCACGCGGTCGGCGAGGGTAATACCGTATTTACGCTGGAGTCGGATGTCTTTTGCGCGGTCTTTTTGCGCGTCTGTTCTTGCTTTTCTTTCCGCCATTTTGCGCGCTCCTCGTACCGGTCTTTGTTCATGCGAAAAACTTCTCGTTCATAGAATCGAACGTACTCGCCTTGAATCACAATCCAAATCAAAAGTAGAATCTCCAATACCATCAGCAGACGGTCGAACATGGGACCACCTCGATGTTGCGAAATTAGACAGCGGCAATTAGATCGCGAGCCGTGGCGTTTTCAAAACGCGCGTGCAGGCCCATGCGCATCGCGCGTTGGTATATTTCGCGCGCGTCAACGCAACGATCCGCAACCGCTAAGAGAAATCCGCGTCCCCGGTGAGATATCGGAGCGACGTGACCGGACGCAGTAAACTCCAAATCGAAAATAATTTCTTTTGTCATGGTGGGTCTCCGATTGCCGACTCTACACCCGATTCCCGGGGATGTCCAGCAATTTTTATGCCGCAGTTGGCGCAGCGGCGTCGGGTGTATTGGGAGTCACTTGGGGAGCCACGACAACGACATGAGGGGCCGGAGCCGCCTCTGGCGAGGCACTGGACGACGATCCGGCAGCAGATGGTGTTTTACCCTTATCCCCGCCTTTTGATGCGCCAGAAGCCTTCCCAGCCGCTTTGTGCCCGGCGGCAACGGTGCCCACGATGGCCTTTAAGATGTTTGGATGAGATTCGGCCAGTTCGACAATCTTGGGGTCCATATTGGAGAGCCGGGTAAGGGCGTCCACGATATGATCCGCCGGTGCGGGTTCCGGGGTAGATTTCTGCTTGGCTTCGTGCAACGCCTGTTTGGTTTCGTCGGACACCGACAGCGGCTGCAAATGATGGGCCAGTTCGTCGGACGATTTCGAATTATGAAAGATGTCCCACAGGTCGGCCTTATGCTCGTCGGACAAGGCCGGGTCGCCGTCCAGAATCGGGCGGGCGTGATCGAGAAAAGGTTGCGGTGTTGTGCTCATTACGAAACTCCGATTTCTGTTTCTACTTTTCCAAGTAGAATCTCAAAGAAAATTTTCCCTTGTTCATCCATGAACATGCCGACGATCCCACCCGGCGAACAAGCATCCTTGATATCATCGATCCCCATCAAGGCCTTGATAACGGAATTGTGAATGAAAAAAGCGGTCGGGCACCCCTTATAAGGCACCGTGGCGTACTGGTAGATGACCTGAACACGCTGATCCAACTGCTGGCGGCTCTCGCCATCGGGAATTACGAGCGTCGGGTCGACCATGTATTTCGCGAACTCCGCGATGCGCTCCGGCGTCTTTTGCTTGCCTGTGAAACCTGCGACGTTCCATGGGCGCAAATTCGGATCAGTACTGAGGAACGGGCAAAGAACACAACCCGTGTTCATGAGGTATTGCGCTGTCTGCATGGTGCGCGGTACGTCGGAGGAGATGACCCGGCCTATGCGCTCGAAAGAGAGCCATTGCGCGGCGCGTTCGGCCTGCTGGTGACCTTCGTCCGATAATTCGTAGTTACCCCACCCATCCCAGCAACGCATATTGACTAACTCGCCATGTCTTACAAGGTAGGCAATTAGCTGTTTCTTTGGATCAAAGTCATACATTATCGTGCCTCTTCAAATACGTTAAAACAGGCGTCAACAACTCACTTTCAATGAACCCTATAGCGATGTTGCATCGAGGATGCACCACGTCGCGTAGCTCCCCTGTTTTATGGTTGTGGTCCCAGTGGCATTCATCCAAATTCACAGAAAGCGGCTTGCCACAAACGCCACACAAACCCTGTTGTTTTTCATGCTGCTCCGCTTTATCTGCCAATCCTTTACCATACTTCCATTGCAGATATTGATTCTGAGCCGCGCGCTGGCCTTTCTCTGAATCGTTATATTTTTGATGGCTGGCTTCCCCAGCTTCCGATTGCCGATAGGTTGTATCCCATCTTTTTCGCTGCCCGGGGTGCGCGAGGCGGTGTCTGCGCGTTTCCGCCGCGCGGGAGACGACATTCCCTACCGCGTCTCGTTTATGGTGTCCGCGATATTTGATCGCTTTCACTCGCCGCAACAGATTCACTCGAATCATGCTCCCTCGATCTGGGGCAGGGCCGCGGACTTGAACCGCGAAATGGGAGTTTACAAAACTCCTGCTGTGCCATTGAGCCAGCCCTGCGAATCATAGCACGCTCATGGCATGCCGTCAAGCAAAAAATGGGGGAATTATATAGATGAATCCCTCGATTTGCCGTGAAACTCCAACGCCTGTTGATAGGATTCAGTGGTTTCTCCCGCCGTACTCACCGAACTTACTATAGACGCCCATTCGGAACTGGGGATTGTCCACACCTTTTCTTGCGGGCAGTTGTTATACTGCCAAAAGGATGTAACGCGAACACTGCCGTCATCCATCCTTTGAAAATAAATATCGTCTCGCCGATGAAATCCGGGCCTACTCTGCTCTCTGAACTGCACCATCCAAGCAACATTTGAAATATCAACAGAGTAGGGCTCTCCTCCAATGTAAAGACAACCGAAGGGTGCTCCGTTGCAAAGCAGAACATCGCTGTGCGGAAACCCACAGCGGCGACAATCGGGATACTTAGTATGCCAAGGATCTTTCTGGAATTCAGCTATCCATGCCAGCACAAAGGGATGTTGTCGTAATGATTTCGTTTCGTTCATAAATCTCCTGTTTTCATGAGGGAGTCAACTATATAATTCCCAAAAATGGAGCGGGCTTCTCGCGGATTCGAACCGCCATCCGGGTGGCCGCCCGAACTACACCCAAGTGCGTGCCCGCTCTGCGCCGTAAACTCCTGCATTCACGCGACGGCGATGCGTTTGCAAAATTGGTGGCGGGGTCGGTCTAGCCGACGCCGGGTTTCAAAGCCCGACTGATGTCCCGCCGTTGGCAGATCAGGGAGGAATCGAACCTCCGCTCGCCGATTTGGAGGCGGCTAGACTTCCACTATCTTACCGATCTAAATTTGACGGTCTGCGCGACGGCCCGGTTACCGAAGCCTGTTCATGCCGCCGCGCGCCGCCCGTGGGTGTAATACCCAAGAAAAAGAAAACCCCTTGAGCCTTCCAGCCCAAGGGGTGATTTGGGCTTTCGCCCGAAAATGTTGTTCGCGGACGATTACACGTAGTTCAGCGAGAATTCATCGAGCGTCAGCACGACGCCGGTTTCCGTTCCCCCAAGAACAGCCACGATCACGAAGTTCAGATCGGCTTCGCCGACCAAACCTGTGGCCAATGTCGTCTTGGTAGGCACCGCGCCTGCCGAAGTCCCGAAATTGTTCAAACTCAGGGCCTGGAAGTTGCCGTCCAAATTTCCTTGGCCATCCAACTGAAGATATGCGTCAAGAGTGAACGACCCTTGTGTTTCAGTGGAGCCCAGCGTACCCGTTGGTCCCGTGGCAAGCAGGTTCCAGTTCGTGAACGTCTGTGCGCCAGAGAGTGTATTGGCAATCGGGAGCAAAGACGCAGGAACTTGATACAGCTTGATGATCAGAGTGGTGGAGCTAACCGTCCCGCCAGTTAACTGGCCAGCGGCATGGACCCAAAGAACCTGTCCAGTACCCGCATACAGCCCAGTCACACCGGCGGACAGAGGAATAACGCCCCCGCCAGTCAGCGTCAGCCCGTTGTTGTTAAGTTGGAACGCGGTCGGAGTTGTCGTGATCGTCGTTCCAGAAAGAGGAGCCAGCGTCAGTTGCTGAGTTCCCGCGATCTGCCGTCGAATTGTTGAAGCGTTGGACATTGTCGTTTTCCTTTTTAAACAAATTCAAGTACGAAATTGCTGATTCTAAATCATCAACCGAGTCGTTAGCCAAACCGAGCATCGAGTTGTGATTCTTGCACAAGATGGCTCGATTCTCGCCGGTCCTGTGGTCGTGGTCTTGACAGGGTGAATCTGCCTGTCTGCCACGAGGCCCAAAGGGATGGTTTCCTATGGGGCACAGATTGTTTTGCTTCGCAACCTGTGCTTCAAACTCTTCTGGCGTAACGCCGTACTGGCCTTTATACCAGTTCTCGCGTCCTAAGCCGGGGTGCCGTTCCCGATACCGCTTGAACCGTTCTTTTGACTTTTCGGTCCCGCGATACTTTTCTTGCCTGCGTTTTGAACTTTCTTTTCCCGCTTCGCTTTGCTGGTATCGTTTTCGGGTTTCCTTAATGGACTCCCTTTTTTCCGATTCTTGTCCATACTCCCGAACTTTATCCGGGTGTGCGGCCTTCCAGCGCTCTTGGTATTCTTTTTGTTTCTGTGGGTCCTTGTATGGCATGATTGCCTCCAAGACCCATTCTAAACAACACCAAGAAACTTGTCAAGCGAAAAGTTCAAAGTTCGTTAAACCGCTGAAACTTCACCTCTTACGCGCCTAAAGCCTGCGGTATTATTGGTGTTGGGGCGCGCCACAACTCCCAAGAACCAGTCATAACTCACGATGGCGCGAGTCTGGAGCATTGGGTTCGAGAGATCAATGTCGTTATCGCCGAAGGTCTTGACGTTCACCTTGAAACTGGGGTTGCGCGGAACGCGGTTGCCCAGCAATTCAGAGGCCATCATTGCCTCGCGACCAACGATATAGGTCGCGTATCCCGTCTTACCGACGGAAGGATAGTTGGAGTACGTCGGCACGGTCTGGGTGCGGATAATGCGAACACCGGCCCATTCCAGAACGGTGTAGCCGCGAGTCATGTCGGACTTGAGAACCGACGCGCCTTCGGTGGACCGCTTGAGTGTGTCGACAGCCGACCCTGCGCTGTTGTCCGACATGAAGTCGTACACAACGTACGGGTGCATGGCCGACGTGTAGAGCCCGCCGTCGCGGCCCGGAACAGCGTTGCCCATCAACTGGGACTCGCTCTTGCGGATCGTGTTGGACAGCATGAACTCGTTGTCGAGCAAATCGATGCGGGCCGAAGCCTGCGCGGTAGCAGCGGCTTCAAAGCCGTTGATCGCGATCAGGTTGCTGGTCAGCGCGCCGCGATAAGACAAGTTGCGGCTGGCATCCAGCGTAATGTCCGCGAGGAACATTTGCTGAGCCACATTCGAAATGCCGATCCAGTCGCCGTATTCGTCGGCGAAAGCGTCGCTGAAAACTTGGGTCAACTGGAGCGACGGACCCGGAATTCCTTCTGACAGGTCATAGGTCGCGGCAGCGTACGGAGTTTGTCCGTAGAACTGAAGTGTCCGGCCAGACCGACGCGGCAGAGGACGAAAATCGCACAGTTCCTCAAGGAACGGTGTGTTGAATTGCCATTCCATGATGGCTTGACGATCATAGGCAATCTGCGGAAACGCAGCAAGTGTGGTACTCTGAACTCCGGGGGGTAGAATAATGGTCGTTCTCCTCTTGAACCGTAATCGGTTCTATGAAACTCGTTGGGTTCTTTGCCGAACCATTTCTTTTTTATGATTATGATTGCAACAGAGGGTTTGATATCCAACTGGAAATTTGTGGCTTTTGAGCCACCGATAAAAATTCCAGCCCCGCAAACTCAACATCCGTCTTTGTTGAGCCCCGTCATCAGCCACATGGTCAAGAACCAACATGTCTGAGTCTGTTACAAAACAATCTGCCCAAGAACACCCTAAAATCTGTTGCGGGCTGTACTGAGTCAATACTTCAACTCGAAGGGCTTCCCGATGCCGCCAACCATACTCCCTAGAATATCGCTTCCATCGTTCAGGGTCTTGCGCCTTATATCGTTGTCGAGTCTCTCGATATCGGCTAATCGGTTTTGGCATCAGACCCCCTATCAGAGTTGGTTTTGGAAGGTGTGATAGGCACCTTCCGCACCGTGCAAAGCATTCGTCAATGCCCTACACTTATGGATTCGTTAGTCAAAAACTTTTTTTGGGAGGGGCTGCGCGGGGGTCGCTATTTCACGACCCCTTCACGCGCCTAACGGAGAGAAATACCAAGGGGTGGCTTACTTGCCGCGATATTGCTGCATGAACGCAGAGTTTGGATCGAGGCCGTTTGCAACTTGAAACTTTTTGTACGCATCCATGATTTGCTGGGGCGTGGCGCTATCGGGCACGACAAACTCTGCCGGTTTGGCTTTGTCTGGTTGCGCGACGAAATCAGCGACGCCGGTGCTTCGATCAAAGAGCGAAGACGACGATGCGGCGGCGCGAGCGGGCGGTGCCGGGGGCGCTGGCGGAGCCGTCGGAACAACCGGGGCCGGAACCGCAGCAGGCGGAACAACAGGAGCAGCGGCAGAATCAGTCACGACTTCAGGAGCCGCTGCAGCAGCCAGCGGGTGTCCTGCCGGGAAATACATCTTGTCACGCTTCATGTCATTCCACGCTTGCGACATGGCAGCAACTTTGTCTTCGGCGTCGACAAGCCCCAGTGCCTGAATGCGCAGGCCCAAGATTTCGCGATTCTTGTCACCGCCCGGCCAGTCCGCACCAGCGCCTTGCAGGAACTGATCGGTGGCGTGAACCCATGGGTCCAGTTGCGAATGCTCGACAGTGGCTTTGAGGGTTTCGACGGAAAGCCCCTGTCTTTCGAGATAGTTGTTGATCGCGCCTGATTTTTCAAGGTACTCTTCGGCGGAGATGGTACCGTTCCTGAACTGTTCCTGCAGCGCAATCTTTGCGGCAGCTTCAGCTTCCGCAGCAGCAGCCGCGACCGCAGGGTCAACGGTTGGTTCAGCCTGCTCTGTGGGTTGCTGAATCGCAAAAGCCACGCGATAGGCCGCAGCGACTTGCGAGTCGATCTCAGCCTGCGATGCACCGGTAAAGATAAAATCCTTGCCCGCGATATTCTCTGTGTGGCTGAACTGCGTGGGTTCTGCAGCCGCCGCGCGCTGGGCTTCAGCCAATCGGGCGGCAGCAGCTTCCTGCTCCGCTTTGTGGGTTGCGTTGGCGGCTTCATTGGCGGCAAGCTGTTTCTGGGCTTCAGCCAAAATAGAAGACTTCAACTGCTCTGGGTCCAGCGACGCATTGATCGCTTTCAGCAGTTCTTCGTTCATCTCAACGTTGAGTGGTGCCGGAGTTGTGCTCATCGAATGCTCCTCAATTCAAAATCAACATACACTTATGAAACAGGAAGTCAAAAACATGTAATAAGATGTCAGCAGCTACTGTTCGAAGCTGTATGGATTGGGATCGTCCGGCTTCGCCTCATAAGACCCGGCGATCCGCGACTCCATTTCTTCGAAATTCTGAAGCACGCGCTGGCGCACGAAGTCACCTTGATCAACCGCGTCTTCGGCAGACTTGGGTGGATTAATCTGGGCTTCGGCCTGCGTACGCGCGTCGCTAATTCCTTCCTCAATCGCTTGGTTGATTCGCTTCGCCAAAGCTATTGGGAATTCCTTAGCCGCCTGTTGTTTTACTTTCAAAATGACAATGATCTGGGAATCCCAGCCGGGATAGTCCGACGTGGCATCAACGGAGTCTTGCACAATCTCATTGATGATGCGGACAAGGTCCATGTACCCCGGGTGAGACCGAAGGCCCATCAAACGATTTGCACGATCAATCGCGGGGGTAGTCGTAGGAACAAATGGTGCGCGTTCCGGCTCGACCGGAATTGGATTGCTGGACATACTTATTCTCCTCTACGCCGCATCAATTCTTTCTTCCATTGATGATTATGACACAACGTCTGAAATCCGTCAGGGAAACCTGCACGAAGCAGTCGTTGATAAAGCACAACTCCTCCGGCTCCGCGATGCGTGTTTCTGTCTTTCGCGCCATCGTTGCGGACATGATCGAGAGATAGCATGTCGATGTCGGCGACTTCGCAGCCCGGCCAACAGCACTGCAGTTTCCCGTCTGGGCCGTAGTGCGAGAGAACTTCGATTTTTATTTGGGCTCGACCACCTTTTGCGGCCCAACGCGCAAACGCAGCCGCGCGCTGTTCCTTATATCCGGGCATGGCTTTTCTGAGAATATATTTGGCATGGTCATACGCCGCTCGACTGCTCATTGCTCCCTCCACTAAGAAAAATTACCCTACTTTTTCTTATTGTCCGAACGCCGTCTTGTCAAGGGAGGCAAACTCACCTTTGGTCGCGCGGTCCAATCCCTGCGCCACCGGCGTTTGGGCTGCGGCCTTCTCGCGCTGCAGTTCCAAATCGTTTTGCTGGTCCGATCCCTTGCCCTGCTCTTTCAACGTATGTTTGCCAGTCTCCAATAGCATACGATTTTCAGACTGGTTGTTGTCGATATCCTTTTTCACTTGACCCTGCAATTGCACGATCCCGGCCTTGCCCTGCATTGCGGCCTGTTGTGTCTCCGCCGCTGCGCGAGCCTTATCTTCGTCGTTCTGTGCCACGAAAATTTGTTCGCGGTACGGAATGTTGAACGAATCGCACATCGCGGAGTACATCGCGTTGAAATCAATCTTCATGGCCTGCACCGCGAGGGCTTCCACGGTATTGGGTGACTGCAAAATAGACGACAGCAGCATCAGCAACTTGTTGATGTTTTCGCGCGCCGCGAGTTTCGCTCCGGCGGAAATATCCACCTTGTATTGGCCGTTGATGATGTCCAGCGGCGTCGCTTTGAACGCATCTCCCAACGCTTCGGAAAGCATCGAGCGAATTTGCGACGGCTTCAGCTTCTGATTCTCGTCGATGCAGAATTCGAGGAACGGAACGAACACTTGTTCCGAAATTACGTCGATCAAATCAGATAGCTTGGTGTTTTCGCCACCGGTAATCGCTTCGACGCCACCGGGAGTGCGCATATCCCCAGCCGCGCCGGGATTCGAGCCCAAAGTGCCCGGGCCTGCGCCACTGATCATGGAAGCCCATGCTTTTATCTGCCCGATGATCGTCAACGGCTCTTTCGCATCAATCGAATTGCGGGTAAGGGCTTCGACCTTGTTCGCGCCGTCGTTTTTGAAGACTTTTCCCGGGAAAATCCACTGCGCCTGCGCCGTGTTGTTTGTCCCAGCGGGTGATGTGTAAGTCCCCATCAAATTCAAGTTCAAATCGTCGAAATAAGCGTTGATGATGCCTTGGCACACGCGCTGGAAGTCTGTCAGCCAGTATGCGATGCCGTAACCATGCGCGGAGTCGGGCGCGCTGCGAAAAGCGAAGCCCAAAAACGGCGGACGCCCGAATTTGTGCGTCTCGTTCAGAATCGGGTATTCTTTATTGAGCACGATCACATGCCTGAAGCCGGTCCAGTAATCGAATAGTTCGAATTTGCGGCCCAGCGGATCGTGCTGTGTGCGTTCAGTGTAATTTTCAGGATACGCCTTCTGCGGCGTAGTAGTTTGCTGAAAAATTGGGTTGCCTGTGTTCGATCCCATCGTCTCCAGTGGGTTCGTCGCCGACTGTGACTGCATTTGCGGCGTGGTGATCTTCACCAAATCCTCGCGTGACGGAATTTTCCATCCAGCGGTGTTCCGCAACGCATCGAGATCGTATCCAGTGCAATAAATTATGCGTCCGAACCACTCCGCAACGCGCGGATCAGCCCGGCGAAGGTCCGGCGCGTAACGCGCGCGGCGAATCGGCACATGTTCGAGTTTCGGTTGATTGATTTCAACGATGTGGGGCACTTCCTCGATATCATCTTCGTCTTCAGCGACCGGAATCTGCACCAAATTTCCGTTAACAGAGATTGTCTGCATGTGCATCTTCTGCACGCGCTTAATCGTGGTCTTTTTGATCTTCGTCCAACCGTAATGGGCAACACCGAAGCCGTAAAAAAGTCCGTCGTATGTGATCTCGCGGAATTCCGTCTTCGCGGACACGCCTTTGTAACCGCACGTCTTCAACTGTGCGTTCAAAATCGCCTGTTGCGCTTCGGCACACTTTATATCGGTGCCAGAAGTCGGGTCGACCTGAAAAATTTTGTATCCCCCGAACAAAGTCTGGTTCACAACGCTGTGAATGCTGTAAAATTGCTCCGCGACGAGAGGAATTCCAAGATGAGATCGGAACTGCTCGCTACCCTTCCACTTAACCGGCTCCACCCATGCCCGCAACATCAATTCGGCAGTGTTCCAACGTCCGATCAACCCGCGAGTGGCGATGAAACTCTCTGATTCCTCGCGGTTCAGATTTGCCTCTTTCATAAGGCTTAAATCTGACCGGCTTTGATCCTCAAAAGCGACCTCTGTTTGTCCAATCGGAAGTGCAGTCTCTCCGTAAGGCACGGCTCCGGGGAGTTCTTGAATTGACATCTGTCCCATGTTTTCAAAATGGGTGGTTTTTTTGATATCGGAGTTGTTCCCGTCAGCCATATTATCCCCACGCAACCGTTTTCAGAAATTTCGTAAGCGATTCCTTCGCTCGTGATTCAGCGGATAAGGCAAAACCGCCTCTTGCGCGGCGTGTAGCCACTCTTTTTGCAATCGCGTCCGCCGACCATTTGCGCCCTTGATGCAGCGCGGAAAGATTTTGTTTAAACTCGTCGGATCGCACCGACCCGACGCCGCATGTATTGCCGATGCGGGACTGCGCCATGCGCATGCGCGCTTCTGGGCGATGCTTGTAACCGCTAATCCCCTCACCACCGTTCGTGACGTTGCGTAAACATCCGGCAGACCGATCTTTACGACCAAAAAAGCGAATCAGCGCGCGCTCTAATGCAAATGCGGCGGCCTCAGATACAGTCGGAAATATGAGAATACGGGAACGATCCTCCGGCGGGTACTGCCGGTGTCCAATTCCTTTGATAAACGCACGATTGCCGCATCCTTTGCCCGCATAGTAAGGCGTCCGATCTTCACGGAGCCATAGATATGCGTAAAAAGACGCCATCGTACACCTCTACTTATGATGAAAGAAGTCTTAAAGTTGAACTTAAAACTGGACTACCCGCAATTGATGCCCGTGCCGCAGCCAGAATCTCCGTAGGAGTCGTCAAGGGGCTGGACTTGGTGTAACCTATTGAGCCAATGCAGAGGATTTTCTATCTGCGGTGGGTTTTGTTGTTCGTATCCCGTTGGCGCGGCCACCACCATGCCCAGACAGTCCGCAAAATCATCGTGTCGCCCCAACTTTGGCCACTTAATAAGCTGGTTTGACAGGATTGAGTACCCCGGCATGAGGGCAAACAACCAAAGCCGCCGTTGCTGCAGCGGTCCCTTCGCGGCCCCAATCCGAATCAGCTTCGCGTTGTTCGCTTGCGAGCCTTTCAGCCACTCCAGCGGCACAGAATCAAGCCCTTTTTCCTTGCAGTAGGCCGTGATGACGTTGTTGTATGCCTCCCAACCATTGAATTTTTCGTAAAAAAGTTTCTCCGGGCGGTGTTTCATTAAAATTCGGAACGTATTTTCGGCGACCGCGTTCGAATCCCAGTTCCCGAAGAAACAATCGACCACAAAAATCTGCCCTTGGAACACGCGGACAATGAAAATGACGGAGTAGTCGCGCCCTTCCTGCCCCACGTACGCCAGATCACCGATGACGTAGGTTCGCGCCTGATGAAAAGTGGGCAACTGCTCATCATGGTGCAGCGTTTGTCTCCCCAGCAACGCCTCTGTGAACGTCTGGGTGCCTGTCGCGATTGGTTTGTTCTCATATTGGTTCGCGAAAAACTCCGCGCCCAACTGCAGTCGAGCATTCTCAAGGAATTCTACAGTGTGCCCGATCTCACGTCCATCATGCGTGCGGGTCATCGGGAACAGCACGCCCTTATCTCCACGCGCCTTAAACCCCGGGCACTTGCAATTCAGGTCAACGCAAGGTGGCTCCAGCACATTGATGCTGTAATCATGATACGCGTCGGTGTGAACGCAGTTCTGGCAACCCATGCTCCAGCAATCGCGAATAGAGAATTTCCAAATCGTGCGCCCGCGCTCTTTCTCTTCCTGCTTGGCCATCTCCTGCAACCGCTCGTACGTGTCGCCGAATGAATACCGCGTTCCGGTGATGATCATGAATCCGGCGGGCTCCAGCAACGGACATATGTCGAGATAGTCCTGATAGCACTTCTCCAGCAGTTTGACGCTGCGGTAGTTTTGATCGTTCACAAGGTCGTCAATGAAGATCATGTCAAAGTGCGATCCGGCCTTAACTGATTTCGCTGTGGAAATCGCGAACGTCGGCTCAGCAAAAGTGTCGTTTGTCCGCGCCGGAACAGTGAACTCGTGCGCCGTACCAAACTTCGGCGTCACATCATCGTACTCGATATCATCAACATCTTCGAGACCGTCTTCCGATTTTTTCTTTCCACGTTTTTTCAGCGGCCTGCTCACCAAACAGAACTCAGGGAACAATAGTTTGAATCGCTTAGTGGGGCGTTCGAACACGCGGCGCACGCGCGAGAGTTGACGCTTTGCTAAGTTGTCTCCGCCGGTCAAAAAGCAAATACGGATGTTCGGATAGTTGAGAATGTCTTGCACAATCTCGACGATGATCGACGATGTTTTGAACAGACCGCGAGGCCACAGAATCATGCGTTTCTTAGTGAGCGTATCGAGATCGGACAAGACAATGTTCTCGCCGGGTCGCTTCAGCAGATACTGGGCGAACAGACGCTCATGAGGATTTTTCTGGAAGTCCATGCCAAGGATCGGCACGTACGTCGGCGGAAGATCAGGAGCGCCGTCTTTTGTTTCTTCGGCGAACCCGGCCAAATAGAGATGGTACTTCAGACACTTGAATCGATCCGCATACCAACGGTCGCGGGTCTTCTGATCCCAGTTATCATTGAATACCTGTAGAAAGCATTTGGGGAAGTTCGTAAGGTCTACGGACTCGCGGTATTTTTTGATGAGCGGTATGTCTGAATCGAAATCGAATGTTGCTGGATTGTCCATGGGGCTGCTCCCCGATGTTGTTACCCTACAGCGTGAATGAACCTGTCGGCAATTGCGTCGCGGTCGCCGGTGGGTTCGGATTCGGGAGCCCATTCGCAACTGCGGCGTTCAGCATAGCCCGACCGACTAATGCCTCTACGTTTGCCACGCTAATGGCCCATGCTTGCGTAACTGCTGAATAATTTAGTACAACGGTGACAGCTATAGGCCCCGTTGACGGAATTGTATCGACCGTTCCTACAATAGTGCATACATCGCCAACATAACTGGCTGTTGTGACATCATACGTGTGTGTTGCAGCCATGACTATTCCTCAGTTCCCATTGCGATAACTCGGACATTTCCCGTAGCTAGGGCAGAGGATAAGTTAACATTTAAGGCATTATTAGCGGCTGCCGATAGAATTCCGAACTTACCCAAATCTAACTCTTGTTCAAGTCCATCTCCAATAACTGTAGTAACAGCAGTACTTGGAACAAAGACATCGAACGAAATGTTAATTGAGGTTGTAGCATCTTGGAAGTTGATCGTCAGAACTCCACCGGAAGCCAATGATGCGTTATCTGTGACTTCAACAAACAACTTTAGTAAACGAAACTTATTTCCTGTACCGGGAGTCCAGACAGCAGTGTTACCTGACGCAGTTGCTTGAACCGTTTTGAAGACTGTCGGAGTACGTTCTTTACTCCAACCTTGGAGCGCGGTGTTGGCCGTACCACTGAATGCACCGCCATAGACAGAATCAGCAACATATAGACCGAAAATTTGATTTGTAGAAGATTGAAAAATATCGACATTAGCTAGGTTATCAGCAATTGCAGTAGCAGATGTACCTGAACTAACTTTCGTGTTTACTAGAAGCGGTATTACCTGTACAATTGCACCATCTTGAGCAGCTGATGCCGTCATTCCGATATTAACTGTTCCTGTGCCTGAAATGACTGTAGATAATCGAACTCTTACAGCTGCCCAGGCTGCTGTAGGTATAGCAAAAGATACGTTACTAGAAGCTGTTAGTGTATATGTTAAAGTAGGCGTCGCAGAAGTTAATCCGAGTTGTATAGCAGTGACAGGATATGCGTTTGTAAATGCCGTAGTGTCTGATGCTTCAAATGTCACTACACCGCCCGTAAGTGTAGTTCCCTGACTCAAAGTCACAACGATTGTAGTATACCCTGCAGTATTTACTTGCAGCGCAGTGTTAACAGTCGTCGCACTCGTCCACGCTGCGGTGGATTCAGCTAATGTCCCCGCAGCATTAAAGAACGGATTGGTCGTCGTGTTCGCAGCCGTGGTCGGAGAGACTTCAAAAATCGCACCGGATGCCGGAGTGTTAGCGACAGGAATAGCAGTGCCTGAAGCGCTGCCCTGAACAGTTAGAACACCGCCGGATGCAGAGCCTGCGGTTCCAGCGCCCACAACAACTGCTTGACCGGATGTATTAGTTGCCAAAGTACGAGCGTCAGTTCCATCTGATCCAGCTACAAGAACCGGATTACCCGCAACAGCCGCACCATTCGCGGCATCACCAACTACAGTCACTGGATTTGTGATCGTGCTGATAGTTCCAGAGACTGGAACAGCGGTTCCGCCGGAAACACCTTGAACTGACAGCACACCACCTGTAGATGTACCAGCAGTTCCCAAACCCTGTGTATTTAAAGCTGTTCCACTCGTAACACCTTGAACAGTGATAACACCGCCACTGGGAGTTCCTGCGCTACCCGCACCTACCACAATGGGCGAACCATTACTGGTGGTCAACAGTGTACGAATATCTGTACCGTCTCCTCCGGCTATTAAAACCGGAGTAGCGAGAGAGACTTGAGTTCCAGCAGCATTGGCTCCAGTAATGGGAATAGCAGTGGCTCCAGTGATACCCTGCACTGTTAGCACATCTGCATTAGCAGAACCCGCCGTTCCAAGTATCGACGCACCTGCAGTGTCTACAAGAGAGACAGCTTCAGCATCAACAGCGTTTCCACCAATCGTATTTTCAAAAGTCTGCAGCTTCACTCCAGTACTGTTGGGAGGGACCTGCACATAATTATTCGACATGATTAAGTCTCCAATTTACGACTTCGTTCCATTATCCTGTCCCGTATCAATTTCCGCCGTCTGCGGAGACATAACCCGGGGCGTGAATCGATTCGTTCCATACTTCACCACAACCACTTTTCCCGAGGATGGCGGTGGTGGCGTTGGTGGATGAAAAATAAATTCAATTTCCGGTATCAGAGGCATCCGTCACCTTTAATAGATCACAGAAACCTGCGCCGTGTCCGACGTACTAGTGCTTGCGAGCATGATGCGATCTGCGCGCAAGTTGTCTGACGAAATCTCAATCGCAATCTGACCGGCCAAAGACAGCGCCGCGATATAGCGCGAAGAGGATACGTTCAGATCGCCGACGTAAATAAAGTCGGTGCCAATAGTCTGGCTGCACTCAATACGAATAGCACGGTACGACTGCTTGGGTGTCGGCGCAGTATTGCCGGTGTCCGCTGTGTTCGCGACATTCGCGTGATTGAAATAAAACCGAAATGATTTCGTTGCCGGGTTGCAATCAAGAACAATGATCGTGCATCCGTTAAAATATGTGGCTGTTGCAAAACCCCACAAACAAACTTGCTGGCCGCCCGCTGCATTACCGCCTTGATTGTTGCCTCCGGCGTTGTTGTGTCCGCTGACGCCACCATAAATATCAAACGCAGAGTGTGTGGTCGGATTCGAAGTGGGGTATCCATTCGGTCCGTTGTATCCATCAGTCGGCAGAGTGCTGCCCAAGAAAATCGTCGCAATTCCGTTCGTAATCGTAAACGAAGCTGCGGCAATAACTGTGCCTGTGTAACCCGATGCCGCCAACATCGCCGGGATCGGCGAGGAAGAGATCGTGACGGCTCCAAGAGT